CTTGTTGGATCTCTTCACTACTTTGTATAACATCTACAAGAATCCTGAATGGGCAGGTGTACTTTTGAATATCACAAATTTCTTTGTGAGAAATTTTCAACAGAAACATGCTGATTTAGCACTCTTTTGGTTTAAGCAAGCCTTTGAAATTGCTTTTCCGCAAGCTGATGGAAATTTTTCTTACTCTGAATATATTCTCTCATTTTTTAAGATGTCAGATTCATTTTTGAATGATCGAGTTTGGGAGAACATTTGTGATTTTTACACCAAAATTATGACCTTGTACGCTGCAGGAAAAGAAATGATTTCCGTGGAAACTTTAGATTTCGAAGTTATTTGCAATAAATTCAAAGAGTTTAGGAGTAAAATTCCTGATCTTTCTGATGTTGTTGAAATGGCTTTCGAAGCTTATAAGTTTGTTACGGGTAATTGGACCAATATTTGTTCTGGTGATTGGAGCAAATTGCTTTTGGGTCGTGATGAGACAAAGATTTTTGAGTTGGAAGTTCGTGAACTCGAACAAGCCTATAACTTTGTTTTGTCAGGACAAGAAATCGAGCTCAAGAATATATATGGCATTACTCCTGATGCCTATGAAGCTCGGTTGAAGAAGGCTGTTGAAACTGCAAAGAAGTTGATTGTTCGTGCAACAAGTGTACAGCAACGAATGAGTGTTTCCAATTTCATTCGTAAATTGACTGAAATGCAATCCAATTTGTGGGCAAGAAAAGCTGATGCCCCGTCGAAGGAGGAAGCTTATGCTATCAAGATGTCTGGTCCATCTAGTTGTGGGAAATCAACCATGATAAAATTGATGTCCAAGACCATTTTGAATGCTTATGGGCGAAATCCTTCCGAAGGAGGAAATGTTGTGTTCACGAATCTCGATGAGAATTATGAATCAACTATCCTACCTTCCCACCGAATCATTGTTGCCGATGATGTTGCCAATAACAAAAACAGTAAGCCTAACTATGATCGGTTGTTGAATTATATTAACACTGTTCCTCGACCGCTTGAAAAGGCTTCTGCTGATGAAAAAGGTAAATATTATCCAGGTAATGATGCTGTCATTGCAACTACGAATGATGAAACTCTTAGGGCTATGGAATGTTCTGTGTGTCCTGAGAGTATTCTTCGTCGTTTTGCACTCGATGTTGAAGTATCTATTCGTGAAGAATACCGTAATGAATTTGGTGGACTCAAAAAGCAAGATACACTTCGTTTCGATGTGTATTCTCTCGTTCTCAAAAGGTTTCAATATATTGAGACAAATGAAAATGGAAGTCAAAATATTGTCTGGGATGTTATTCCACGTTCTGAATGGAATCCCCATGATGATGATGAACATGATTTCCATGCTATGTGTTCGTTTATTGCTAAAGATATTGCTCAACACCGTAGACGTCAACAAAGCCAAACGATTATTCAAAAACAATTGGATGATTGTGGCTTTTGTGGAGTTTGCAGATGTCCTGATATTATTTGTTCTTGTGCTTCAAATATCACGTCAAAAGATGAGAAAATTGAAGCTGTGGCAATGATGAACTTTCAAAGCTATTGGCAAGGTATGAATACCCAAGAATTTTGGGATTTGCGGGTTTCACT